TCTCCTGTAACGTCTCCTGTTACTGCACCTGTTAAATCACCTGTTAAAGTTTTTGTTTGTGCATTAACTATTATGCTGGTGTCTAGTGCGTGTACGTTACCAGTGACGTTACCAGTAAATTCACTACCGGAAAAATTTCCTAAATCAACTGTTCCTGTTGCAGTTAGATCTGTGAAAGTTCCTGGTGCTGGTGTTGTAGCACCTATTGGTGTTCCATCTATCTCTCCACCACCTATATCAACGTTGTCAGACGTTAAATTTGTCACCGTCAAGTTTGTTATAGTTGGTATTGAGCAATTCGACAAGTTTGCTCCTGCGAAATCTACGTTCGCCGCTTCAGTGAGGCTCCACTTACCACCGTTGGCTGGAGTGTAAACTATTGACGGATTAGTTCCTGATGTTGTAACTTCGAGACCTGCTCCTCCTGTAGGTATAGCAGTGTTACCCGAGTTTACCGCAATGACTGGATCATTGGTCGTTAAATTTGTTGCTGTTACGACCGTGTTTGTGTCCGCAAATATAACTGAGTTCTTGAACTCAAATTCATTTGACGTACGTCTTGTAGTTTTTCCTGCCATTATGCTCTGCTCCTAATAATATTTAGCAAAAGTGCTTGTAGTTTAATCAGAATAGTCAGGAAGTGGGCCACCATACTTCTTGCCTTTTACTGTTGCGTTTCCTACTTTTTGTCTCTTGCCATCATATTTGTGATCTTTATCAGAATCTCTAGATCTCAAACCTTGACTTCTACATGAAGCGAGCCATGACGCAGGTAATTTGTCATCTGGCGTACCAGATCTACACACGTCTTTTGGTGCTGGACCGATGTTTTCTTTAGATATAATTTCTAGAATTTTCATGCTACTGTTATTTATTTCCAAAGCACAAAAGAAAACGCCCGACGTAAAGCCGGGCGTTTAGTGTATTTGATACTCAAATAACTTAGGGCTTAGATGAAGCTCAAGTTAGCTGAGTGAGTGTTCATATCAATAGTTGATACGTAGTCACCTGCATTACCTAATGAAGATGCTGTGTTGTTTAACTCTACGTAACCGTATCTTGTCATAAATGACACTACTGGTTCGAAAGTTTGTGGATCAATCACAACGCCTGATGACATTAGAGGAATGTATGGACAGTAGAATGCCGCGGCATCTACTTCACCTGGACCTTTGTATCCAATCAGTACTGATGTAGTATCTGAAGCGTAAGAGTTTACGTAAACTCTCATTGCACCGTTAAGTGTACCTACAAATTTAGTATTTGTTGGTGCTTCAAATGTACCTTCAGTTGTTCTTGCGAACGCTGAAGTTGTCGCTGATTGTAGAATTGTAAGAGCAGTTGGAGACATAACAGCAAAGTTACCTGCGCCTCTTCTTGTTCTTTGTGCAATTCTATTTGCTTCTCTGTTGATTAATACTGCCAATGCCGCGTGTTGGTCTCCAACGAATGTTGCTTGACCTGACACACCTGCTTGGTCGTATGCCGCGCCGGCTGTACCTGCTAATGAAATTAGTGAACCGATGATCTCTTGATCGATCTCAGCTGTAATTTCTTGTGCTAGTGCCGCCATTACTTCTGCTTCTACGTCCAAACCGTGCATTGCGTTAGCATCTTGAGCCGACTCGAATGTCCATCTTGCTGATAGTTTTCTTGTCTTAGCTTCAACAGTTTGCTTTAAGATTTGAATTGATAGTCTGTTACCCGCAGTACCTTCTTTTGAAGAAGTAGTATCTGCTGTTGTACCAGTTGAAGAGTCATCACCTGAATAACCTCTAGCGATACCAGCCGGTGAAAGTGCTTCTTGACCTGCTGTAATACCGTTAGCCGAATCGGCGTATCTAACTCTTAATGTGTGGATTTGTCCCACTGGGCCTGTCATAGGTTGTACACCAACGATTTCGTTAGCGATAACTGTAGGCATAACCCTTCTAATTACTGGAAGAATCACTTTGTTAAGTGCGGCAACGTTGCCGGCACCTGTTGCTCCTGCTGAAGCGGCCTCTGCCAAGTACTGTTGAGTGTTCTCTAAGATTGCACTCATAGTTTCTTTTTTCTGACCGTTTAAACCTTCAAGAAGAGCGGATTTAGTGTCTGTCCAATTTTCTGTTAACGTTTTGTCTGACATAGTGTTTAACTCCTTAACCCTGCTAGTCTTTTAATATTAACGATATCTGCATTAATTGAATTGTTATCATCAATATTTATATTTCTATCACCAGTGTGCTCAGTGATGATTGTCTTGTCATCTTCTGACTTAACATCTTCATTTAGTACCGCTGGTAGATATTTTTCGAACTGTTTTTTCAAGTTCGCTGTTTGTACTGATTCTAACAACTCAACCATAACTTGACGTTTGTCTTTAGATAGTGAATCTACAAGCTCTGATAGAGTTTTTTCTCTAACAATCTTGTCTTCTGCTATCTTAAGTTTAGTCTGTGTTGCTTTGATATCAGCGTCTTTTTGCTCTAGAGCCGCTTCCGCTTCGGAAACCGCTTTTTGCTGATCTGTAATCTGCTGTTGCAAATTACGAATTTCCCCACCTTCATTTAGGTAAGAACTCATGTATTCACCTGCAAACGCTTCGAACACTTTTCTACCAAAGTTGTTTTCTTTAGCAACTTTGATGTCTTCTTTAAGTGCTGACATTTCGTTTTTCAGTGTTGAACTAACTGTGTTTTCCACAATACCTGCCGCTCTCTTGATGAAAGCCGCTTTAGTTTCATCGATCAGTTTACGACCTTCTGCAACTAATTGTACTTTCTTCTCAACAAGATCTGCTTTGTCTTGTGCGAACTCAGTTAACTCTTTGGAGAGTTGTCTGACTACAAAGTCTTCCAACTTTGTAAATTGACCTTTGAGATTATCTCTATCTTCTCTCAGTTCCTTCACTTCTTTTACTAAAGCGTCGGTAATGAATTTAGACAGCATATTTGAATGCTCACCTACTGCTGTTTTATAAGCAACTCTTTCTTTAACAACTTTGGCTTTGTCTTCTGCAAATTCTGAAATTTCTTTCTTCAATGCGTCAGTTACCATGTTGTCCATTGCTTCAACAATCTGTGACTTGTCATTCTCATATCTCTGTGCAAACTCTTCTCTTAACTCAGCTGAGATATCCTCACGAGCCTCAGACAGCTTGTTCTCCCAAGCTTCTTGAACTTGCGATTTAAGTTCTTCACTTAAACCTTCAGTGCCAAAAATTTCTGTAATGTCTGCCATCTGAATCTCCTTATTTCTTGTTTAGCTCACTAATTAATTTAGTAATTTCGGTTGCCAAAAACTTTTCTGCTCTAGGATCAAACATACTGTCTCTTCCTAAACCATATAACTTCTGACCACCTCGCATATTCCATAAACCTTCGTATATTGCCTTTGGATATGCATCGGGAGCCGACGGTTGGGCTACGATATCAACTGTGATAATTTCAAAATCTTGAACGTTACCACCGTCTCCTACGTTTCCTGAACCTCTCGAACTCACTCCTAGTTTACAACCACTTTCGAGTAAAGTCGTTACGATTTTACCCATCGGTGTTGGCATAATCTTTAACTGCCCAATACCATTTGGACCATCCATCCACATATCTTCTATCATGTGTGAAACCCTTTCTAAATTAATAGTAAGGTTCTCTGGGTGATCTGCTTCACCTAAAACACTGTAACCACCATCGAGTTTCTCTTTGATGCTTGACACTGCTTTAGATATCTCAGTAACTGGGTACATTCTTTTGTTGTGGTTTTCGACACCACCCATTATGAAAATGCCCTTCATTTTGAGGCTTTTGTTTTCGTCTTTGCCTTCTCTTAAAACTTCAATCTTCGCTTGATCGAATGTTAAATTTTCTGTCAACGAACGAATCATATTTTTGCCTCCCTTCTTACCAAGTTATTACTTGCCTGAAATTGTTGACTTTGCAGAACCATCTGCGCCATCTTTGTTTTCAGCTTTCACTTGTGACATATTTGGTTCTGTTGTTGCACCCATGTCTTGAGGAGCTGGAGCTGATCCACCTTTTTCCTCGCCACCTTGTGCAATGTTGCCAGCGTCGCCACCCATATCATTTTTTGATGCTACTGGTGATTTCGTGCTGTCCGAACCGTCTGTTGATGCCACTTTAACTGGCTTCAGTTCAGCTTCTTCTAACTCAGTCGTTGCTTCTTCAGTTGGTGCTACAGACTCATCAGCTTCTTCTTCTGCTGGTGCTTCCATGTCGCCTTCTGCGTCTACTTCTTCTTCGCCTTCTTTGCCGTCTACGATCTCTGCAAATTTAGCCTTTAGCTCTTCTAATGCGTCTGCTAAATCATCTACTTTGTCTTCAACTTCTTCATGATCGTGGTCGTCGGCTTCACCGTCTTCATCACCATCATCTTCGTTAGTTTCTTCGTAGTCGATTTCTTCAGCATCTTCTTCAGCTTTTTGCTTTAGTTCTGCTTTAAGATCTGCTTCAGCGTCGCCTGTTTCGCCGCCTACTGTTTCTTCAACTGCTTCTTCTTTAGTTGATTCTGTTTTTTCTTCGACAGCTTCTTCTTTAACTTCATCAGTTGCTTCTTCTTTTGATTCTTCAGTAGCTTCTGCTTTTTCTTCTACTGCTTCTTCTGTAGTTGCTTCTTCTGTAGTTGATTCTGCTGTCTGTGTGTTTACAAGCTCTTCGTGGATATCTCTTGCTTTTTCAACGATAACGTCGTGTAATAAAGCTGACGCTTTATCTTGCTCACCGTTTACTAGATATTCAAGAACTTGTTCTAGTTTTGAACTCATTTCTGACATGATCATCTCCTTTAATAATAGTATCGATACACTAATTATATAATGTTAATGTTATTATTTAACATATCGTCCGTAGATAAGGGTATAACGGGCGAAAAATTGCAATTTTTTTAAAATATTCTCAAAAAAACCCAATTTTGCCACGTTTTAAGATCTTTTACAGAAATTGTTGCAATTAAGCCATTGGTGGCTGTGCATACATCTTCGCAACAAAATCAGCATTCTCTTGTTGATCTTGACGTCTGATCTCTCTCACTTTTCTTAACTTGTTAAGATGCTTCAACGTCAGTCTGGTTTTTCTACCTGTAGTGATGTCAGCACGATGAAACTCGTCCTGGTCTGGTAGATATGCTTCTGTAAGTTCTCTATATCGCATGATACTTTTATTTATTACATCACGAGTAAATACTATTGTAATGAAGACAAGAACTGAAATAGTCACTGTAGCAGAGTTATTTCAAGAGGAACTTGACGCCATCAACACTCTGATCGTGCAATTGGAAAATCGAAAAAGACTCAGTAAAGATCAAAAAAAAGAAATTAATGAATTAAAAGTCGTGGCAAAATATTTCATCAACAGGCTCAACACCAGTACGCTGTTGTTTGATGGAGAAAACACTATACATTAATATATGAGATTAATTTTACTTTCTTTCTTGCTGTGCTTCATTATGACCTCATCTTTAAAGGCAGATCCTGATTTTGAATATTTCTTGCTGAACGAAGAAGAAACTAGAATACTACTCGCCATACAAGAATTAAAACAACAACTGACCTACGTCAATGAAGAGCAGTTCGAGATCGTTCAAAAAGAAATTGAAGAGCAATTAGATCTATACGAAAAGAATATCAAAAGACAAATTGAATTAAGAAAGATACTAAACGACTATTAAGTTGTTTCGGTTCCGCCACCTGTTGGTGCTGTGTCTCCGCCCAGCGGTGATTGTCCACCTGTTGCTATGTCTGGCTGACCTTCTTCTGGTGCACCTGGATCAACCGGTGATGGTGCCGACGGCATAGGAGCCGCTCCAACTGATCCTAATCCGTCTCCGGCCGGACCTGGGTCACCTGGCATTGTGGTTTTGTTTTCTTCTGCCCACATTCTCTGGTTTTCATAAATCTCTTCTTCAGATAATTTCAAGTAACGTGTCATTGCAAACCTCTTACTGATATAAGGCAATGCTTGTACTTGGTTGAATATGTTCACCAACTGGTTGTCTAACTCTATCTGTCTGTATTTTCCAAAGTTCTGTGGTTCATTGAACTGTAACTGGAACATACCAGAGTCAATTTCAATACCTCTGTTCTTCAAGAACATTTTAAATTCTCTGTCGATACTTGGTTGTAAGAAGTTTTGTATTCTTTTACAGAACTTTGTAAATCTAAATTCTTGGATGTATGCTGTACCAACTCTTCCATCTGTGAATGCTGTCTGTGGATCATTTGGAGAACTTGGCAAGTAAGCACTTGGTACTCTTAAACCTTTTAATAGTTTATCGTTGAAATATCTTAAGTCATCAATCTCACCCAAGTTAGTACCACCTGGTAATGTTTCAACCTTACTACCTCTACCCTCAGCCGTTTGTGCAAAGAAATAATCTTCAATCATTGACAACGGATTGTATGTTGCGTCCATTATGTTCGCACCACCACCTGTTGCATTAGGTATACGTCTTTGGTGTATTTCGTTTTTAACTCTTTCAATGAATCCCATTGCTTTAGAAGTTGGCATATTACCTACATCAATATAGAACACTCTTCTTTCAGGTGCTCTTTGTACTCTGTAGATAATCATTGCATCTTCGAGTAATTCTTTTTGTTTGTAAGTTTTAAAAATTGGTTCTAATAAACTTACTCCAAAAGGCCAAAATCTATCCATGCCTTCTGTTAAACTTAAATGTACAATGTGTGATGCATCGATTGGATACGTTGTTGCATCTTTTGAAAATCTTGTGTTACCATAACCACCGCCTGGTCCTTGACCATATGGCATATGTGATCTATTACTTGCACCGCCTCCTAGTGGATGTGACATATTACCGCCACCGTAACCGCCTCCCGATACAGGTGAAGTCAATCCTTGCGAATATGCATCTGATGTTATGTTTAAATTCTTGATGTTGAGATCTAAGTTCTTAATGAAGTATGCTTCTGGCTTCTTGCCTTTACCTTCATTGACAACTATTCTTTCAACGTTGCCCGGATCTACCCAAAACCATTTGTAAGTTTTAGGATCTCTCACAAATATCTGATCTCCATACTTTAAAGTATTTCTGACCATCTTGAAACAACGCTTCTGCCACTGGTTGATCTTGTTCCACTGTGATAGTGCCTGTGTCAATATGCCTGACTCTGTGTCAGTTGGATCTGCGTTGTAGTGAATTGAAAATGGTGATCCTGATTTCTCATCTACAGGACTTGAAAATTCTGCTATTGTGTCTAGTGCGGCGTTGATCTCTGTGTCTAGATCCATCATGTCATACTGATAGTATCTCTCACGCCTGTTGGGTTGGCCTGCATACACTTCTGGTAACCATGTGTTGTATCTAGTGTTAGATGCGGCACCGGATGCAGGAGTCGTAGAACCTACAGGACTTTTCTGTCCTGTTTCAGTTCCGTATTCTTTAAAATATTTACGCCATGACATATTGTTATTTATAATATAGTACTTTTATCGTGTTGTCAACTTATTATTATCTGTTTGGTAAACTAATATGCTTTACCAACTGTTTCCTGGTATGTGTTTTCTGTTGATCTTGCTGTTTTATTGGATGAGGCTAATAATTTCTTGGTTGTCTCAACTAATTCTCTCTGTAGTTCATTATTTTCCATCTGTAGTCTGATGGCTTTTTCTTCTGGTGTTTCCTGCATTTGTGATCCTGGATCTCCAAACATTGGCATTATCCTGATGTTCGATCTACGTGTGGTTGCCATTCCTCCCAAAGAAGTCTGTGTCGATGTTTCATTTTTTTCAGGACCATCTATTTCGGGCATCTTGGTAGTCATGAATTCCTGTGTGACCCCGTATTTGCCTATCCTGTCTTCCAACATCTTCAGAGCGTTCTCTTTGTTCTTGTAATCCTTTTCGAACAGTTTACCAACACCTTGTTCCATTCCAAATATGGTTGTTGTGTTGAACACATAGTCAAACAATTTCTTAAGGTCATCTTCTTTTCCTGACTTTTTATATTGATCAACCAGACTGTCCATCTTTTCGAGCTCATCCGCAGTGTCACCACCATATATTGATTTTGCTAATGCCCTGTTTATGCCAGCGGAAACTGAGGTTGAGATTGATCCTGTCAACCATTGGAACATATTTTTCATTCCGCCGCCTGCATCTGAGAAGAAGTTTACTAATTTGTTGAATCCATCTCTTAACAGTCTGAATCCATCAGTTCCTAACCATGTTGCAAAACTCATTAATTTGTCTTCAACAAATTCAACTGTTTTCAGGAATCCGTTCACTACTTTCTCTTGCATGAAAGCAATCAATAATTTGTCAAACGCGGCTTTCAGTCTTTCTATGACAACTCTCAACTGTGCCTGTGCCTTACCAAGTGGCTTTGCTTCAATACTCTCTCTGAAGCTGGCCATTAATCTCATGTCTGCGTCATCGATAGTTTCGGCCAAGTTGGCAAGATTGATTATGGTCTTCGCCATTGGATCTCCTGATATCTCTAATGCTCTCAAGAACTGTCTGTTGTTTGTGTTGACATCAAGTATACCAGTTCTGAACTGTTCAAGTGCTGACCCCACATCACCGTTATTGTTGACTGTGTTGGCTATGTTCTGTAGACTTCCTAAAAGGTTAGGCGCCACCCTTGCAAGGTCCTGACCAAACTGAGTGAACTGCAATCCGCCTCTACCAATTCCATCTGATAGTGCCTGTGCCAGTTCTCCACCGAGTGGACCAAAACCTGCCAGACCTGAAAATGCCGTTTGTGCAGATTGTAGAGTTATGCTTCTCAACTGTGCCGGTAGCATATTGAGAGCATTTGTAAATGCTTCCAT